AGGATGGTGATAACCACATTCGATTGATTAAAGCGGCGATAAAGCAGACGTTCCCGAACATCACGGGCGCTGTGATGGCTACCCAAGGTGATCTTAACACTAGATTGGTCCCATCTGGGGTAATCCTTATGTGGTCTGGTAGTATTGCCTCTATTCCGTCTGGTTGGCTACTTTGCGACGGAACTAACGGCACCCCTAATCTTATAGATAGGTTTGTAGTTGGGGCGGGTTCAACCTATGCTGTAGGTGCTACGGGGGGTTCCAACACGGTTGCGCTGGTTTTGGCCAATCTTCCAACACACTCACACACATTCAGTGGAACAACTAGTGGTCAGTCTGCTGATCACAGCCATACAGGATTCACAGGAGTTGCTGGGGAACACTCCCATATAGGAGGTGTTACCACCGCTGGGATATATTCTCAAGTTGGTAATTCTGCTCAGAACATCCATCCAGTCATTAACTCCACAGCCCTTGCGGGCAATCACCAACATACTGTTCAAACTTACGGATCGTCCAACGACCACACCCACAGCTTTAGTGGAACTACTTCTTCTGTCGGCTCAGGTACAGCCCATGAGAACCGCCCGCCATACTTCTCTCTAGCTTACATCATGAAAGCATAATCCACATGCCCGTCATCCCGATCCGTGGGGTCGGGGAGATTGGCATAATTGCTGACCTCCTACCCTATGACGTACCATTCAATGCTTGGAACTCTGGACGTAACATCCGATTCAAGAACAAGACTATCTCTAGGGCTTCTGTCTTTAGGAAGCTTAACACCCCGTTCACATTCACTGGTGATCCTGCAATAATCGCGGACGCGGCCAAGTCTGGGTCTCAGGGTGTACTCGTTTCGGTGCAATCCGATGGGGTATTTAGGCAGCTATTCAATGGGGTGCATAGTGTAGTATCCCCAACTGTACCCTGGTCAGCTACATTGGAACGCATTGTGGCTACCCGTCTGGGTGGGGTCACATACTTCTCTAACCCAGACAACCGTCCAGTGTACCGGACTGACCCCGCTGTAGGAGCTTTTGCGTATCTCCCAGGCTGGGCTACCAATGATCGGTGTGCCTCTCTTAGGTCCTATAAGGACTTCCTTGTGGCGCTCAATGTTACCAAGGGGTCAGTCAACTTTGAGAACATGATTAAGTGGTCAGACGCCGCCCAGGCTAACTCCCCACCAGCGAATTGGGATACAGCATCTCCGTCTTCTCTGGCCGGAGAGACTGTATTGAATGATGCCCGTGGAAAGCTTGTTGATGGTGTGGCCCTCGGCAACGCCATGATTCTCTATGGAACCAAGGAGACCTACCGAATGGTCTTCATTGGGGCACCATTTGTCTTCGCTTTTGAAAAGGCGTTTGATGACCTTGGGGTGTTATCTGTTGATTGCGTAGTAGAGGTGGACGGTAAGCATTACGTCTTTGGGAATGACGCCATATATGTGCATGACGGTATGACCAAGGTAGCAATCTCTGACAACCGAGTTACTGAGCGTATCTACAGCAGACTCGATGCGTCAAAGGCCAATAGGTGCTTTGCATTTGTCAACAAAGTGAAGTCCGAAGTTGTGTTCTGTTATCCGTCCGTTGGAGACGATTGTGCTTGGAGACTAAGTGAAGTAACTGGGTGCAATGAAGCCGTAGTCTACAACTACGCAGACAACACTTGGTCCTTCTTGGACATGCCTAGTGTTGTGTCCTCTGGCATCGCTGCGATACCTGTTGTGACCACCTGGGCTGACCTTGCCACTTGGGACACTTTGTCCTCATCTTGGAGGGCATTCGAGGGGTCCGCCCCAGACCTTATGGTCTTGGTGTCAACAGGCAACGCAACCCGTGGTGTTAGTCGAGCAATCTACTTTTATGATGACCTCTTTGGGGGACTCCTTTCTAATCCTGTAGAAACTGCTCTTCTTTGGTCTGCCTATGTAGAGTCATCTGTAAAAGACAGTGATGAATTATCTGCGACACTGTCTTCAAGAAAGCTGGTCCGATCCATTGCTCCCCAGGTCATGTCTAAATCGGCAGACGGCCACATCCTTGTTTCGTTAGGATCAGCTAAGAACCCAAACACAGATGTCCTTTGGACCGGTCCAAGGCAGTTCATGCTTCGGGATGACTACAAGTGTGACTTCAGGGTCAACGGTAGATACCTTCTACTTAAGTTTGAAATACCTTCGTCAGTCGATGCTGAAATCAGTGGATACGACATCGACCTTGATGTCATCTCCGAGAGGTAGAAATGCCATTCACTCCTACCATAATTCCAAGAACCTATGCCTATAGACAGACTCCAACTCTAGAAGGTTCCGACCGTCTATTCTTTGATCGTGAAATCAGAAACCTTGGTGAGCGAGTCAATGAACTAGCTGAAGCTGTCAAAGAGATTCAGCAATACATCATAGCCAACCCATGATTCTAACTCAGCGGGAGGAATACACCCTTTCCGCTGAGTTTTTATGGTTCGGGGTGGTTCTGCATAATGAAATACACGTCAGGTACACAAAGACCGTCAAGAAGCAGTTGGTTCAAGATTTGAGACTCATAGCCGAGTCTATATCTTCTCCGATCTTTGTCTTCCAGACTATGGCCCATGATCCCCTTAAGATGAAGTTCATTGAGAGCCTGGGGTGTTTCTCCTTTGATCACTACCGGACTACCGGAGAAGGGGAGTGGGCAAAAATGTACATCCTCCGTCCCCTAGAAGTCCAATCAGGCTTCTTTAGATCAGTCCAAAGGAGTTCCTGTGGGAAAGCTCTTCAAATCAAAAACACAAACTACTCAACAGCCTTTTGAAAGTAACCCTTGGAAACCTCAGCAGCCATTCCTTGAGAAAGGGTTTGGCGCTGGTGGTGCAGCACTTGACAAGGCCCTAGCCGCCAACGGGTCCATTTCCGATTTTACCGCCGACATGACCCCAAGACAGATTGCTGCTCTGAGGTCCGGTGGTGCATTCTCAATGAATGCTGGAAATAGCGGCCGAAACCTGATGAGTTTGGGCATGGGCGCTGCTGGGTCTCTCTCAGACTATACAACCAATTCAGCCAATCTTGTTCGAGACGCTGGTGCAGATCGTACAGGCACAATCCTTAACAACGCCAGCAGGTTTGCGGACAATCCGGCCCTTCAGGGTCAAATCGACGCAGCCCTTGGAGATGTACGTAAAGCCTTCGACCGAAACGTAGGTGACATCAACTCTGGGGCCTCTGCTACAGGCAACATCAACTCAACCCGTGCTGGTACTCTTGAAGCCTACGCCCAAGACGACGCAATGGATCGCGCTGCGGCTATCTCCTCTGGTATGCGTGGTGATGCTTGGAACCGTGGTGTTGAACTCGCCTCTGGAAACCTCAGTGATCAGTTCTCGCAGGCTCTGGGGGCTAATAGTCAACTTGGTCAGGCCACTGGTATGGGTATTGATACAGTCGGTGCCGGGTACAACCTTGGGGCTGGTGCCTTTGGTGACGCCTATGGAATGTATTCTGAGTTCCAAAAGCAGGCTCAGGCCGAGATTGACGGCCGTCGTGCGAAAGGCATGTCTGACCTAGACATTGTGAACCAGTACATGGCGACCGTTGGTGGCAACTTTGGTTCTCAAGGGTTCCAGACTTCAGTTCAACAGAAGCCATCTGTGTTCCAGCAACTGGTGGGTGGGACTAGTTCACTCTTGGGTGCTTGGGGTGGGCTAAAGCGTGGCTGATCCTAGAGACCGCGACATCCTCATTAGGACTATTCTCGGGGAGGCCGCTGGCGAGGACGCCTACGGTCAAGCCGCAGTTGGTCATGTAATCCTTAATCGTACCAGAGACCCCCGCTGGGGTGGGTCAATTTCTGACGTAGCCTTGGCCCCTAAACAGTTCTCAGCTTGGAACAAAGGGGCTGGTGGTAACAACCCGGATAAATGGGACCCCAACTCAGAAGCCTACAAGAGGACATCAAGAGTTGTTGATGCCCTTCTGGCTGGTCAGGTTGAGGACATGACTGGGGGTGCTACTCACTACTACTCGCCCGCTGGGATGGACCTCTTAGTCAATCAGGGACACCAAAGTAACACAATCCCGAAGTGGCTTCAGGAAGAGAACGACCGTAGAGGCGGTCAAACCTACCAACACGGCGGTCACATATTCACAGGCAAAGCAGATGTGCCTGCATTATCTGTAAGCACAAAAGGGGGAGTCCCAGCTTTGCAAGAAATTACTATGACTACCCTAGATGGTAAACCAACCAAAGGCATGATGCGTGACGCTTGGTTCAACCCATCAACAGGTCAGTGGCAGGAAGGTGGGCGACCTAACATAGCTGCCCCAGTACCAGCAACGCCTGAGAACGGGTTTCATCCTGATTGGTACTTCCCAGCCGGTTCCGCAGGCGGGGGTGGTGGTCAACAGACCCAGCTATCCCCCCAAGGTGGTCCAATGCTGTCTGAAGACCCTGCTCAAGGCCCAGCGCCAAAGTTTGGTCAAAAGGGGTGGCTTACGCCTAACCGCAGCGAAATGCTTCTTGCCATCGGGTCTGGACTTCTATCGGGAGGGGATTGGTCGTCCGGTCTTGGAATGGCTGCTCAGAACCTCCAAGGAACCATCCAAGGTCAGAGAGAACAGGAAGCTCTTCTTAATGAACGGACTTTGGATCGTGAAGCTTCACTGCAAGGGTCTTCTGCTGCTCAAATGAAGAAGATACCTTTGGGTCAGGTACAACTGCCCGATGGTTCGATCAGGATCGATCTTCTTCAGGACGCCGTTACTGGTGTAATCACTGATTCCAAAGGTAATGTGGTTGATGTCAGTGGTGCGGAACGCCGCAACAATGCGGACGTGTTTGGTTCCCGTGGTCAGATGACCCCCAAGCAAGCTCAGGAAGAGCAAAGCTGGTTGACTAACACTGGATCGGCATTGATGGCATTCGACCGAACAATCGCCACAGTCCAAGACATGAAGTTCGGTGTTGAGGGCTTTGCCCAATCAATGGCCGCTGCGGCTAGAACCTTTGCAGGAATGGGTCTTACCCCTGAGATGATTGCCAAGCGGGTTGCTGCCGGTGACATTGAAGGTCTGGTTGGTCAGTCCAGGGAGCAAGTAGTTGGTCCGGGTGTGATGACTGAACAGGACGCCATGAGGGTAATTGCGTACCTTGGTGGTGACATCAACTCGATCCTTTCTAACCCGGATGTAGCCTATGAGCGTCTAACGATTGCGCGCGGAAACATGCTCAAGGAGTATGACCAAAGGTCGTCCAACTATTCCGCACACCTGTCTGCGTATCCAAATCTCCCATATCAGCCGGTACAGGCTTATACACCCTGGAAGGCCCCAGCGGGTCAGGGTGCTTTGGACCAATCTAATGCAGGCTCTTTTGACCCAACTGAAATAGACGCAATTCTTAAAGCAAACGGAGTATAACTGATGGTTGACGTTACGCTTGAACGTCTGGCTGCTGGCATTAAAGCCGCCCATGCAAAAGGCGATAAAGCTTCCGTGCAGAAGCTCGGTCAGGCGTATCGTCAGCTTCAGGCTCAACAGACCCAAACACCTAAACCAACGGGAGCCAGGAACGGTGCCTTTGAGGGCTTTGGTCAGGCTTTTAAGCAAGGCGTTGATCAACCCCTTGAGAACATGGGGACAACTGCTGAAGCTCTGGGTTTCAAGGGTACAGGTGAAGTCCTAAAAGGTGCTACTGAGCAAGTTGAAGGCTACGAAAGTGCCTCATCTAAGTTCATGAATGGGGACTTCCTTGGGTTCGATCCAAGCTACCTTCCCAAGGCCATCGTTGAGCAAGCTGGTCAGTTTGCAGGCTCTCTTGCATCTCGGGCTGCTGGCGCTGCTGTAGGCTCCGTTGCCGGTCCTGGTGGTACTGCTGCTGGTGCCTTTGCTGGTCCCGCCGTGTTCGAGGGTATTCAAATCCTTGGACCCACTGCGATTGAACGCGCAAAGAACAATGGACGGGAAGCTCCTAATTCTGAGGATTGGGCCGCTGCGTTTGCTACGGCTTCTGCCTCTGGTGCGCTTAATGCCATCGCCCCAGGCGCTCAAGGTGCCCTTAAGCGTATGTTGCTTGAGGGAGGCACCGAGGGTGTTCAATCGGTGGTCCAACAGACCGGCGAAACAGCCGCCACGGACGCTGGTCTAAGTATCGACCCCAAGCAAGCCGTTGGTGAAGGTATCATTGGTGCTGGCTCTGCTGGTGCTGTTGATGCTTCCATTGAGGCCACCAAAGCTATCGCCAAGGCCCCAGTTAAGGCCGTCCAAGGCGCTGCTGATTACGTCTCTCGTACTGACGACATCGAGGTCACTGACGACCATGTACGCCTCGCTGAGCGCCTCCGTGACGCCACTGGTGGCGACCTTGAGCGTCTTGCTGATGTCTCCTCAACCGACGCTGAGCAGGGCGCTCAGAGCTACGCTAAGGCAGTGCTTGGGGACCTTCGTGCGGAAGCCGCAAAGATTGCCACTGACCTTTCTGCCTTGGCCCGTAAACAGGGTAATCGGGAAGCAGAGATTGCCATCTCTAGAGTCCTGCGTAATGGATCAAACCTAAAGAGTACGATCACTCAGGAAAACATTGATGCCATCAAGTCGTACTTTCCAGATCAGGCTGATGCAGAACGCCTGACCTCTCTGACCAATCAGATCAAGCTTGTTACCCCGTACACAAACGCACGTGCAGACATGGGTGGTCTGTCAAGGTTCACGGGATTCCTTGATGTGACTGATCAACGTGGTAGGGGTATTGGCGGTGCCGCCCTGGGCGTAGGTGCCTTGGTCAACCCAGTTGGCCTTAAGGCTGCGGCTGCTGGCGTGGCTCTTAACCGAAGCGCACAGTTCGTTGACAGATTGACTAACCGTAGAAGCCGGATCAAGCGGTTCGTGGATTCCGTAGACAAGAAGTCAACAGACGTGACTGACATCCAGGGTCCAACGGCACGGGACAGTCTTCAGGCTCTTAAAGACCTCGCAAAGGAAGCCCAGCGCGCCAACGCTGAGAAGCTTGCTCAAGGTAGGGCAGCAGAGAAAGAGTTCCTGCGTCAGGAAAGACAAGACCTAGCTGAAATTAGACGCGCAGAGTTGCGTCAGATGAAGCAGGCTTCTAAAGCCCCTTCTCAGGTAGCACCGAAGGCATCTCCTTTGGACCAATCTAAGGCAGACCTCTACCGTACCAATAACGCTGCAACTGCGGAGATGTTTGACACTGGGGTCATCCCAACGGACAACCCAAACCCCATATTCCAAGGATATACCAAGTGGAACCAAGCCACGGGTCTTTCTCCGTCTGATATTCTTGACACACTTGAGCAACTTGAGCGTGAGGGTTCTGTTCCTAGTGGAACCTCCCAACGATTCAGGGAAGACATCTATTCCTTCAAGAAGGACAAGATGGTTCCAGCTATCCAGGAACAAGTCAGACAAAGGGCTAATCCTGACCACAAGCCTCAGTTCAGTGATACTACTGCTGAGAAGGCTCTCCGCAAGCTAGATGCGGCCTCAGTGAAACCCTCTGGGTCTCGCCGGAAGCAAAAGGCCAAAGAGGGAGAACGCCGCGCACAGAACGTAGTGGCTGAGATTGAGGGTGGAATTAATGCACTCCCGGCCCCAACCTATCGTACTTTGCATAAGCTGAAGGAAGCCATTGATCGTCCAGACATGACTGCTGAAATGCGTGGCCAACTGGTGGACGAAACCCTATCGACCCTGTTTCAAGGCCCTATACTGGATCATTGGAACAAGGTGTTCACCCCCCTCGTCACTATCGGAAACGATTATGTGATCGAACGGAAGGTGGAGCAAGAAGCAGAACAAGAGCAAAACTTCGAGACCAAAGTAGAAAAGGTCAAAGAGAAAGCCGCCAAGAAGAGGAGCAAGAAACCCGCTGAGAATGTCACTAAACCTGTTCAGCCTGGACTTGACCTTATACCCACTGAGAAAACAGCGGATAGGGCGCTTGAGAAACTTGCTTCACCTACACCGAAGCCTGAAGAGCCTACTGAAGTATCCTCTGAAGCTGACCAAGCTGAACAGGCCCAGGAACCCGCTCCTTTGGACCAATCCAAGGCAGGGAACAAGAATAGCCTGTCTGGTATGATCAACGACCGTGTGTCCAACATTGAAAACATGTTGACACTCGCTTCTGAGCGAGGGCAAGAGCTTGCGTCCTACATGGACAGTCTACCACCAACGGTAGAGGGTCGTGTGGAAAGATTGATCCTCGATCTTGCTACTGATCAGGTCACAGTCAACATGGTGGCTGATGCTTTTGCAGACCGCTTCGATGTTCCTCCTGTTGATTCTGCAAATCTTGTCTTCAAGGTTCTGTCTTCGTGGCAGGACGCGGGTAAAGTCAAGTTGTTCCGTCAGTACAAGAACGACAGGCTAAAGGTTGGTGGTGAGTACCAGAAAGACGAGAGCGGAAAATACCTTGAAGTACTCTCTATTGAGGTTGTTGATGAAGGTCTTGCGGAAGCTCTTAAGGTAGCCAAGTCTGTTAACTATGCCGCCAAGATGGTGAACCAAGATCAGCCTGATGTTGAATACACCCCATACCAGTTGTCAGAAGGACCCCAAAAGGCCCTGAAGGACTACGATAGGGAACAAGTAGACGACAGCTTCAGACCGATCCTGGACTTCCTGAACGCCATGCGACAGATGAAGCACTCGATACATCCCAACATCCTGACTCAGATCGAAGATGCCCTTTCCAAGGCTGATCCAAAGCGTCTGGGTACCATCGCTGATGTTCTACGTCCGGTGGTCAAAGAAGAGACCGTTAAGTCCAAGAGTGGTAAGCTCAGTAAGAGAAAGACCCGTGACGAAGGCCCAATGAAAACGGTAGCTCAGCTACTCTTTCAGCTTGGTCGCAAAGGTGAACGTACCGACACCCGCATTCGTCAAGAATGGTCTGCTGGTAGGAATCTTCGAATTTATTCCAAAAACGGTGTCGCCCACGCTCAAAGCGGCGATATTATGAAGGGAATGTTGCGTACTGATCAGAAGTACAAGGTTGGTTCTAAATCTGGCCTCAAGTTCATGTTCCACTCCTTTGGGAACCTCCTTGGACATGACAAGCAGAGTCCTCTGGTTCGCCGTGAGGCTATCTTCCAGCCAGGTGTTATTGACTCTCTGATTGCCTTTGCTGATGACCCCTTTGGTCGCAACACCTTGGTTAGCTCCCGTGGAAACGAGACCCCTATAGCCAAGCTTCTGAAGGGCGGAGAAGGGTTCTTCCAGGTCCTCAATGTGGCCCATGAGGTCAAGAGCATGGTGGCCTTCGCTAAGGCCCGTAACAAGACCCCAGGTCTTAAGGACCCTGCCGATCTGCTTCGTGATCCTGCTGTACAGGCAGACCTAGCGAAGAACTACGAGACAGACTTCATTGTTCAGCTTGATGCGTCAAACAACGCTTATCAGTTGGCCGGTCTCGTTATGGGTTATCAGGATGTGCTTCAGGCAACTGGTCTACAGCCGCGCCCTGGGATTACAGACCCTGACTCTTCTGCCGGTGCTGACATCTATCTCGATCCCGGTAAGGCAGTGGCTTCAAGAATACCTGAACTGGCAAATCTGGGGCTACCAGACAGTAAGATAAGGAAGATATTCAAGAAGGCCATAGGTACCTATCTGTATGCTGCTGAGTTTAACTCTCGTAAGGAATCATTCCGAAAAGAGCTTCAAGCACTTGCTGATGGCGCACCAATCTTTGGTTCAAATGGGGAAGGTCTTATTGAAATCCCACCTAATGTCCGAGAGGGTCTGTTGGGGAATGGGTTCACGTTCCAAGACGAACACTTCAATGTAAATGGGGAAGTCAAAGAGACCACTTCAGTAGTCCGAAGGATTGTTGAAAAGAATGGGACCTTTCATGTTGGAAAAAGTAAGAAAGGCAGTAAGGAAACCGTAGGTAACACTAAGTACGAATCCAAAGAAGAAGCCATTCAATCAATTCTTGAGAATGACCTCTATGCTCGGATGAACCGGGAAATGATTCGTGACTTTGAGACTAGATACCCAGGTGTCCGAGATTATCTGAACTTCGCCAATAAGGTCTCAGAGGTTGCACGGGATAAGGGTCAGACGACCATTAAGGTCCCCACACCCGATGGCATCATGCTTGAGTATGCCTTTAAGGAAAGTGGTGTATACACCTCTGCTGACTTACCAATGCCAGACGGTAAGGTTGTCCGACTTGGCGTGAAGACACCCAATGTCAAAATCACGGGCCGTGGTTTGGCTGCGTTCATGACACACCAGCTTGACGCATACGTACTTAGGGAAACCTATCGTCGTATGCGTGAGAAAGGTATAAAAAGCTTCAACCCGATCCACGACTCTTTTGGCTTCCACCCTTCGGATGCTGAGATGGGGCAGAAGGTTGCACTTGAGGTTATGCAAGAGCTTGGGTCCAAGGACTTCAATCTCTTCACCATGATCCTTCAAGCCAACGGGTGGGTTTCAGACTTCCAAGCTGCTGGTGGTCAAGTTCCAGATCGCCAAGCTGTCAACCCAATGCCAGCAAAGCGCATCCCGACTGCACTGTCATAAACAAAAAGCCCCTCCTTTGGACTGATCCAAGGGAGGGCCTAACAAGGGTGATGCGGTAGGTTCCGCCGAGGCTCTCCAAAAGCTTTCTGTGTGGGTTCGAGTCCCACCACCTTTGCCAATAAGGAATACAAATGGACTTCCTAGATATGAAGGAGTGCCGAAACACTCACCGTATTTTGACAGAGTGGTTCGAGTACCCAGAGTTCACCCCAGAACAAATAATGGAAATGGCCCGCGCCCAGGCTGAGGGTCACATTTATCCAGACATTCCTGTTGGGGAGTGGGATTCAGAGCAAAGAGCTATTGCTACTCGCATTTCGATGTTTGCCTCGAAACATAAAAAACGAAAATGGGTAAACAACATGTCCCAACAGGAAGTTGCCTATAGAATGAACGAAGCTTCAAAAAGGGTAAGTCCCGAAAACCATAAGTTTCTTTCACCAGAGGTTCAAGAGCGTACGGGTCTTGAGCTTAACCCCCTTTGGCAGATGGAGTGTCTGGTCCGTGGTGGCCTACTCTCTGCTAAAGAACAGATTGCTGCGCTTAAGGAGTTGGCTGCTTATACCCACTCTAAAGCCCCAAGCATTAGCCATAACACCAATACCAACATGAACCCCGAAGACTGGCTCCTTGAGCTTGCAAAGGATGAGTACAAGGTGCTTGGTCAGGACATCCCCTTGCCAAATGTAAGGGTAGAGGTCGAAAAGGGGTCTGGTGCAAACTATGAGAACCGACTTCAGAAGCGCCTCACTCAGATTGAGAATCTTGCCGATCACGGTAACGAAGAGTTTGAACGGCTTGCTGCGGAAGTAGACGCCGAGTGGATTGAGGTCGATGAAGGATAAAGACGAAGCCCTCAGGGCAGTACGCCTAAGGCTTCGTGACGACTTTGAGTTCTACTGTGCCAACGCTTTGAAGATCAGAACGAAGAAAGCCGAGGTAGTTCCATTCGTTCTAAACAAAGCCCAACACGCTCTATTGAATGCAATCAAAAAGCAGACCCAAGATACTGGTCGTGTCCGCATCATCATTCTCAAGGGACGCCAGCAGGGCCTATCCACGGGTGTTGGTGGGTATCTCTACCACAGGGTATCACAAGCCACAGCAAAGAAGGCAATCGTTGTAACGCACAAGTCGGACTCTACGACTGCGCTTTTCAACATGACCAAAAGATTTCACGATAACGTGCCGGACATCCTGAAGCCCTCTACGAGCTACTCGTCAAAGAGGGAACTAGTGTTTGACCGGCTGGACTCATCTTATATCGTGGCAACCGCAGGCGGTGACTCAATCGCCCGTGGGGAAACCATTACCCATGCCCACCTGTCTGAGTTGGCCTTCTGGAAAGAAAGCTCAGCTAGAGAGAACCTAAACGGCCTCTTGCAGTCCATCCCTGAGACCGATGATACGGCTGTCTTCATCGAGTCTACGGCCAATGGTGTGACCGGCCCATTCTATGAGATGTGGAAGGGTGCTGTAGATGGGTCCAACGGCTACTTCCCTCTGTTCATTCCTTGGTTTGACGAACCAGCATACAGGGCGAAGGTTCCCAGAGGCTTCGACCGAACCCCTGAGGAAGAGGTGTTGGTCGAGATGTATGACCTGGATGACGAACAACTCTACTGGCGGCGTCTAAAGGTAGCTCAGAACGGCCTCGATATGTTCAAGCAGGAATACCCTTGTAACCCAGAGGAAGCATTCCTTACTACCGGACGCCCTGTGTTTGACACTGTAGCTCTAGCTAACCGGGTTCCCTGCGTCAGACCGATCCAAAGCAGAATGGCCCTTACCCTCGGCAAATGGGAGGAACACCCCCTTGGGGAACTACTTATGTACTACCCCATTGACCCAGGTGGTACCTACTACATTGGTGCTGACGTTGCTATGGGGGTCAGGGGAGGGGACTACTCGGTTGCTCAGGTACTAGACGAGAACAAGAGACAGGTCGCTGCATGGCGATCACACGTTCACCCAGACTACTTTGCAGAAGTCCTAGCCAAGTTGGGTACTCTCTATAACACGGCTAAGATTGCCGTCGAGAGTAACAACCACGGTCTTCTAACAGTCAGCCTTCTGTACAAGGTACACCACTACCCAAACGTGTTCACCAATGTGGTTGAAGATACGATCACAGATGTGGACACACCCAAGCTTGGATTTCAAACCAACACTAAGTCCAAACCCATGATCATTGATGATCTTAGGGCCTCTCTCCGTATTGGGGAGATGGAACTGAATGACCGCATAACGATCCAGGAAATGATGACTTACGTTGTGAAAGAAAGCGGAAAACTCGAAGCCGAGGATGGTTGTTATGACGACTGCGTAATGTCGCTGGCGATCTGCAACCACATCCATGACGGTGTTTGGAAACCCATTAAAGTAACCAGCGACCACTATGTGGAAGCCATTTAGGAATGACACATGGCAAGAACGAAGCTGAGCGATGAAAAGCTCTCAGCTATCCTCGCCAAGGCTGTCTCCAACTCAGAACATCTAACAGACGGTAAGCTTGCCAAAGAATGGGAAGAGGTGAACCGCTACTATCGCGGTGAACTCCCAGCACCCCTACATAAGGGTGACAGCAAGTATGTTAGCCGAGATGTCTTCGATGCCGTAGACTCAATGAGGTCTACCGTTCTTGAAGCCTTCTCTGCCAACCAACGTATCGTCATGTTCAGACCTGAAAGGGGAGAGACCGCTGACGAGGCTAAGCAAGCGACTGAATACTGTCGTCATGTTTTCTTCAAGGAAAACTCAGGTGAGGATATTCTTTATGATGTCCTTTCGGATGGTCTTAAGCACCGCTTCTCTGTGGTCAAGGTCTACTATGAAGATGACTCAGAAGAACAAGAGTATGACTTTGACAACCTGACTGAAGAAGAGTTGGTGATCCAGCTTGAGGAATATGATGACTATGAAATAACAGAGTCGTCCATTTCTGAAGAGGGCCTATACTCAGGCTCCTTTACTGTAAAAACCAAGAATCAACGTATTGTTGTCGAGGCTATTCAGCCAGAAGACATCCTTGTGGCTAACAACTCAACTTCCCTTAAGGAAGCAAAGTACGTTATCCACCGCACACCTAAAACCCGTTCTCATTTCATTAAGACCTACGGGAAGAAAGCCATAGAGGGGATGAACTTCCACACGGACAATACCCTTACCTTTGAAACCGTAAAGCAGACCCGCTTTGACAACATTGGTCAGGTCCTGGCGTCCAGTGACGGATATGACGAGTCAGTTGAAGAAACCATCCTGTATGAGATTTACATCAAGTTAGATATGGATGGGTCTGGTATCTCCAAGTTGTGGAAGATTGATTATGCTGGGGGTAAGGTATTTCGGAAAGAGCAAGTAAGTCGCAAACCATTTGCCAGCTTTGTGCCCCTCCCTGTGTCTCACACCTACTACGGCGAGAACTTTGCTTATTCTGTGATCCCAACGCAGAACGCTAGAACTGTCCTGATACGTCAGATCATCAACCACACGCTGATCACAAATAACCCACGTCAGCAGGTGCTAAACGGTACCCTGCTGTCCCCCCAGGAACTTCTTGAGAACCGCCTTGGGGGTATTGTTAACGTGAGGCGTATGGACGGCATTGCGCCAATTCCCCAAGCCCCAATGAACCCCTTTGTCTTCTCCCTCATTCAAATGATTGACGAGGACAAGGAGGAGGTCACCGGCATAAGTAAGCTGTCTCAAGGTCTGAACAAAGACGCTATATCTACTCAGAACTCTGAGGGTATGGTTGAACAACTCATCTCAGCTTCCCAGCAACGTACCAAGATCATCTCTAGACGTTTTGGCCTGTTCATTCGTGATCTGTACCACCTGATCTATCACACAGCCGTTGACCATATTGATGAAGCTGAGTTCATGGAAATCACAGGGAACTATGTTCCGGTCAATCCATCACTGTGGAAAGAACGATCTGCTGCCTCGGTCGAACTCACCCTTTCCTATGGGGAGCAAGAAAAGGAAGCGATGAAATGGATCGAGGTTGACGCTGCTCTGTCACAAGACCCTGAACTCAAGCCGATGTACTCTATCGAAAAACGATATGAGGTCATCACTAGGGCAATGCAAGCTAGGGGTATTGAGGACATCCAGTCCATCCTGATGAAACCTTCTGAAGTTGAGCCTCAACAGCCCAGCGAGATGGAAATGCTTCAGATTGAGCAAGTGAAGTCTCAGATAGAGTATCAAAAGGCCCAAGCTCAGGCGATGATTTCAAAGGCTGAGACGGACCGCATTAAAGCTCAAGCTGATCTAATTCGCGCCCAAGCCGAAGCTGGCTATAAGCAGGCTGATACAGCACTTGAGATGAAGCGTCTCGACAATGACATCTTCGTTGACCGTGAAGAACTTGCCCTTGCCGGTAAGGCTGCGGAACAGAAGGCAGTCTACAACCCATAACTAAGAGGGTTCCTTTGGATCAGTCCAAGGGAACCCCAGGGGTACTCATGAAGCTAACCAAAGATCAGGTGTATCGCTACGGAATGGAGATACGCCGGATGAT